ACCCGATAAAGGGTATTGTCGTCAAGATTTTCTAACACTAAATCGTCAATTTCAGAAAGAATAGAAAGCCCGGCAAGAGTCAGCGAAACGTCTGAAACAGGGTGATTGCTCGCCGAGATTGAAACAGACCTTACGGCCTTTGTGAGGACATACGCCGACGTAATCGACCCCGCCGATGAGTTTGACGCGACTCTTACCGCCTGTTTCAAAAAAACATTGGCGTCAAGCAAAACAGGTAAGCCTTCGTCGACAGCAAAACTTGTTGCAGTGGACGACAAAATACTTACAGACGCGTTTGGAAGCCCTGAAAGGCTTTGCGAAAAACTAACAGAAACAGGCAGGCTCGCGGAAATCTGGACAACGTCGGAAGCACTAAGGTCCACAAAAATAGCATCGGCGTCCTTGACAGAAGCGTCGTTGGAAAATCCTTGACTTATGATTGCGGAAAGCGATACGGCGCTTGAGTATTTTATCTTGATTCCCAAAAGCAACGAAAACGGGTCAACAACGCTGATGGTGATAAAGTGACGATATAAAGCGTAGGCCATCGTCGTGTTTTCAATAACCGTTGACGTGTGCGCCGACACAAGAACGGACGACTTTTGTTCTATTTCAGCGCTTATATCAGGCAGACTTGCGACGGCAAATGATGCCGATACGGATTGTTTTTCGCCAATCGAAGACAGATATGTAGAGAGGTTCGAAACATCAATAACTGCTGAAGCAGAGTTAAGAAGTTTAACTACCGCAGAATAGTCTGTAGTTTCTATTGAAATCGCGATGGAGTTTGAAGCCTTCAACGACGCGACCGCTTCTTCTTCTGCAACAGACCCGACCGCTATCGTCGCTGGAAACGAGTCCTTTCCGTCTGCGTTTGCCGACAAGAACTCATCCAAACTCAAGGCCACCGCAAACGGGGAAGAAGACAGAGACAGGACGGAGTAGTCTCCAGACTCCGTTACCGTCATATCCGCGGAAATAAGAACGATTCGATAAGCAATCGTGGAGACTATTTTCTTTTTCAGCAGGATATAGTCCATTACTCGGCCTCAAGAATGTAGCAGTAGATGTTCAGACCGTCGCAGAAAAACATCATCGTAACATAAACGTCGGCATCTGGGGTGTAAGTTATTACAGGGAATCCGAACTTTATGACTTTCAGGGTGAATGCCGAAGAGTTCGTGAACGCGACAGTCGCAGGAGAAGCGCCGCTGAAATAGTTGACAGAACAGACAAAACCGTGAGAAGCCGTCGATGGAACTGTAATAGAAACCGATGTGATGACAGGCTGGGAGAACGATTTGTCCTCGTTGTCGACAAGGGTGTATGAGATTGACGTCGACGCAGAATCAAGTTCCGTTCCCATCGTATTGTCAAGGAACAGTTCCCAGTGTAGGGCGTCTTTCGAAGGGTCTTCATTTCCCGTCGTGGACACAGACATCGAACAGGCGTACGCCTTTCCTGAAAAATAGACGACGTCGATGAAACTCGAATCGTTGATATACGACGCGTCTTCGTCCCAAGCACCCTTCACCCTAAATGAAATGCCCTTTTCAATGTAAAGCCCCCAATGCGTCGTGTCGACAGTCGGGTTTGAGTTCCCGGTCGTCTCGATTGTGAGTTTGCAGTAGTAGACGTCTCCGAGATAAGAGACGGTGTCGATATGGTCGTCATCGACATAATACGGTGTGTCTGCTCCCCACTCTCCGCGCATTCGGAAGGTAGAGCCTTGCTTGGTATGGAGTTCCCAGTGCGACGTGTCGGTGACAGGGTCAGAGTTCCCCGTCGTTCCGATTGACAACTTGCAAGCGTAGGTATCGCCGGAATAGCGGACAATGTCGATGTAATCAGCGTCATTGACGTAGGGTGCGTCAGGGTCCCACGCCCCATTGAATCGGAACGATACCCCCTTGTCTCCCTTCATCGTCTCTTCGATGTGTTTCCCTCGAAGGTAGATGTCAAGCATCGAGATTCCACCATCGTACACCCACGCGCCAGACGTGTACTTGTAAACGCCGATGGTATCTTCGCCAACACCGTCGGACATAACAAGACAATACTGACCCTCTGAAATGGATAACTCGTAATCGTCTCTTGCTTCGATGGACTCGAACACGAAGTCCGAGTCCGCTCCGTGAAACATCTTGTCGAGGTCTTGTTTGTTGTAGTTTACGCCCTCCCTGAGGACGTTAATAACGCGATTCAGGTCAGAGCCGTGAAGAATCTGCCCGTTAACATAATTCCCGGGGAGGTCTAATTCAGCAATTCGAATTCCCATATCAGCGCCTCCTTACAGGACTGCCTTTACTTTTCCGACCTTGAACACGTGACCGATGCTAACAAGCCCGAACTGTCCATTCGACTTGTGCTCAAGCATCACTTGGATGTTATTACCTTTACTCCCGATACTCACTTTGTGAATGGTGAACGGGCTGTCTCCGAGAGGAGAGGTCCCAAGTTCATACTCGCCAAGTTCAGCAACCTCAAGGTCCAGACTGATAACAGAGTCGGCGTCCTCTGAGTCGTACAATACGTATGAAATCCTTCCGTCTGTACCCTTAACCACTTTGTAAGTGTTTGGGTCAACAATGATGAAATCGTCAACAAGAACGGTCACACGGATGACGCTTTCTCCGGCATAATAGGTCTTAAGATAGCAAGACTTGTATTTCTTGTCGTGGGTCGGGTAACCGAGGCTATTTCTCGTTGTCAGGACGCGACAGGTATAGAAGTAGGATTGCCCCGCCTCTTCTTCCGATGCGGCGGAAGGAGCAAAGTCTGAGAACCCCTTATCGTATAGATATACGACATTTGTCGTAACATCGAAAACAGACGAACGCATAGATACAAGACGCTGGTCAAGTTTCGCGACTAGGTTCGGCTTCTGTGCGAACACGGAAACCGTGAACGGGTGCTCGGTATTCCCGATATTGTAATAATAATGCAACGCGTCGTAGGTGTCGTACTTAAGGAACAAGATGTACTGCTCTCCGTATAGAACTGCTTCGGAGAACTCGTTCACGTCGTACAACCCCTTGATTTTCTTGTCAACCTTTACGACATTCTCGATTCCGTCGGCATAGACGTTCGCAGTCAACTTGTAAAGACCGTCCGCACTCAAGAACAGAAGCGAGTTGTTGACGCCCTTAACCGAATATGGAGCGATGCAACCGATATTCGCATTGACGAGACTGACAGAAAAATCTGCCGCCTCATAATCACCCTTCATCTTGTAAATTGATGTCTTGGTGAAAATGATGTATGTGTTTCGATAGAAGTTGACGGACGTTATTTCATCATCCGCGTCAAGAGGAAGGGTCACGAAATTGACATTCGGCAGGAAATCGAATTGACCTACTTCGCTAAACCAAAGGGTGTTCCCCTTGTAGTAAAGCATCCGCGGGTTCGAGTACACGACGTTAATCAACATCATCCTTGCACCCGATAGGTCAATCGACTGGACCTCTTTTTCTCCGGAAGTGGCGCCTATGTTGAAAATCTGACCGAGAAGAGAAACTATTGTTTCTTCCGGGTTGTATGAAATCTCAACCCAGTTACTTACGTTCGGAGGGGTGATGTTACTTGCCAAAGCCCAGTAAGTGTCTTCTGAAACCGCGTGAGCGATCGTTCCGATTGGAAACAGAGACGTGTCTAGGACTTCGAAATCTCCCTCATCTGGAATGTTGGACCACACTTCTCGTTTTTCAACATCGAGCATAAAGTAAGATACACCCGTGATGTCCAAGTCGACAATGTCATATTGGAATATGCCGCCGATGTCCCTTGCCGTTACAAGCGTGTACATCTTTTCTTCAGACGTTCCACCAAGCCTGAACGTGAGGTCGAGTTCATACGGGTTCATCGACGATCCGTACTGGATTACATTCACCGTGAAATCTCCACTCGTCGGTATCTTTTCCAAGTACGCGCCCGTATCCGTGTCCGTCAAATAGACCCCGAGGATAGATTTTAGTCCGACGTCTTGGTCCTTGATGTATGTGAGCGGGTTCAAAGCGAACACATTGAATCCCAACGCCGCGGTTCCGCCGAGCGACGTCACCTCGTACGGAGTCGGCTTGTAACAATTCTTATTCGTTATCTTTGTCATACTCTCGGTATCGGAATCATATACATACAAAGCGTTCTTAGCCTGCTGGCTGATGGCTGCCCCTAGGATGTATGTCTTCGAAACGAAATCATAAGCATCAGCGGACAGGGTTCGCTCCACAAACTCCGTGGCCGGGGTCGTCGACGACACGTAGTACAAATACGAACTTCCAGCATCTACTCTCGCGTATATTCCATCCGTGGTAGCAGAGGGCAAGTCGTCCGAATCCGTCCCGCTGACGTCGTACACCCCGCCAACTTCTCCATCGGTATTCCAAGCCTGCTCGGATGCCGCCGTCCACGGGAAATAGTCATCCCTGTCAACGACGAGCATCTGATCCCAAGATGCGGTGAAATCCGTTGCCTCTATTTCCTTTTCGACCTTGAGCAAGTAGAACGTTCCGCCAAGATTGAACAGGATGTGAAGTTTGATTTCAAACGGGCTCGTCGCCGTGATGTAATCCGCGAGCGTATCGTACTGCTCAAACTTTGCAAACGCGTTGCTGGTATTTTTTACAATACGAATCATAATTGGTCTATTTGGATAAAGCGACGGGTTGTAATCGTAAAACGTCGGGATTTCGATTCCCTTGTCGTAAAGCAACTCCATCAGCAACGACATTTCTCCGAATCCTTTTCGGTTCTGGAGCATCCCGCCTCCCTGTCCGAGTTCGACGTTCTGCAACATTCGGAACTCACCGTCGCCGACAACATCGTCGATGTCGGAGGTATTGATTCCGCCAGCGAAGTTGTTGAAGACGAGATACTGTTTGGTTTCAGGGTCTCCCCTCAGCAACTGACGTGTCGGCATTTTAACTCACAAGCCTCCAGTAGGTAGCGTTCGGAGGGGTTACCCCCGTGCATTCTCTGATACAGATGTAGATATGTTGTGAAACATAAACGCTGTCTCCGACGTAATATGTTTCATAATTATCATAAACAGGATACTTGTTCACACCGTAAACGGAAACTCCACTCATATCAATCTGGTAGACTTCGTCAAAATTCTCTCCGCGGTACGCGGAAGAGATTGCCGTGTTCTTGTTCAGTGCCAGTCTTGCAAGGGCTTCGTTGAAGCGAAGCAGATAGCGGTCCGCCTCGGTGAGGCTTCCATCGTTCATCTTGATGGACCAGCAGATGTACGGAACAATCAGCGCCCTCAACCACGTCTCAGAGAGCGCCGAATAGTCGAGGCTCACGTTCGTGATGAACGGAAGCGAGGCGCCAATTTCGATATTGATTTTAGAAATCGCCTCATTCGCGTAGTTCACCGTGAGCGTGGTGGAATAGTTTTCATCGGCGTACTGATTCGCCACCGTGGTCATTGAAGTCAGGGTCATCTTGGTTCCTCCTTCTTAAAGAAAAGGGAGACTTACGAAAAGTCCCCCTTGTGTGTCAGGAAAGTTTTTCGTTGCTTGAAATCGGGATATTGGCCGTGGCGATTTCGCGCAACTTGCCTTCGAGATATTCCGCAACGGGTTTTGGAAACTTGTGAGGTCTGCCGTCGAGCGGCAGGGAAACGGGACGAAGGTTGTACAGGGTCGTGTACACCGTACCGCAGAACGGGACGAGCGCGGCGTTACCGACGACATCAACCATCGGCTGAGCCTTCAGGAACTCGATGTACTTTTCGTCCGCCTCTTGGGCTCTCTTGTTCTTATCCTGTTCAGTCATCTTATCATCCTATTCTCCCCCGAAGGGGGAGGGGAGCATATAGCCCCCCTCGCTATTTCAGTTGGTTATCGCGATTAGGCGACGTTGACAGTGACGGTGGCGCTGTCGTCGGTGACGGAGGTCGCGAACGACTCCGTACCGAACGGGGTGATGCGCTTGACCTCGGCGGTGATGACGCAGGTGCCGTCCGCGACACCAGTCACGACGGCCTTGAGCAGGTCAGCGGCGACCGAGACAGTCTTGTTGGCGACAGTGGCGACGGCAGGGTCGGACGAAGTCCAGACGACCACGTAGCCGTCCGCGAGAGCGGAGATGGCATCGCCGTCGCCGTCCTTCAGAGTGAGGGCGACTTCCTGAGTCGTGACGACCGTGGAAATCGAACCGACGGTGCACTCGGCGGGAATGTTGTCGTACTGAACGACGGTGCGGCCCCAAGCGTCCTTGCGCGGGTCGGCGAGAGCGGCGGAGTACGCCGAGCAGGAGTAGATGAGCGTCATCGCGAGCGGGTCAATCATCTTGGCGCCCGACCAGAAGCGATAGCCGAAGGTCGCGTGCTGACCGAGAGGGTCAGACTTGTCGGCTTCGAAGCCAGTGGCGAACCACTTGACGCCTTCCTTTCCGAGCGAGATGACGGTGTACGGGTCCTTGCCGAGCAGGTACGAGGTGTAGACCTTGTAGCCGCCAGAGTTCTGCTGAACCTGAGCGAGCAGGGTCTCGATGACGTAGAATCCGTAGATGAGGTACTGAGTCAGCGTACCAGACTTGATGGGCGAGTTGTCGTTGCCGGGAACGAGAACCTTGTCCTCAAGGTCTTGGTCGTCGAGCAGGTCCTGCATCACGTTCGGATGAACGGCGATGACGGTCTTGCCGCCGAACTTGGGATGACCCGCGCGCTTGTAGTTCTTCATCGCAAGGGCAACCTTACGGATGTCCTGAATCTTGAGAACGTCGGCGGTGACGAGGTCGTTGATGGAGGCGTTGGTCGCGCCCGTGGAGTCGACGATGTAGGTCGAGGCTTCCGTGAACTTGGACATAATGTTGCGTTCCTTGACCTCAGCCGCGTGGCGGGCGAGTTCGGGCATATAGATGCTCTTGATGTCATCCATATGAATGTCCTGAGTCCAGTTGGTCAGTTCCATATACGCGCCGAACTCGTCGATGGTGCCAGAGACCATCTGGCCGTCGATGATGAGCGGGTCGGGAGCGACGCCTTCAGCGAGTTTCTCGCCCGAACCGTCAGCCGACGTGGCGAGGGAATTGTAGCGACGGAGCGAAATGACCTTCGTGCCAGCGTTCTTGGGGATGCTGTGCACCATACCGAGGGTACCGAAGATGAACTCCGAACTCTCCAGTTTAATCATTTCGAGAAGCATATCCGACCAAATCTGGTCGTTCAGGAACTTCTGATTGATTTGAGCGGTTTGAAGATTGATAATTGCCATTGTTTTCTACCCCTTGACTCGATGTAGAGTCATCAGTCTTTGAATCTTCGCACGTATTTCTTTCCAGAGCGCTCGGCGTAGTCCGCCATTTCCTTATCAACGAGTCTGGCTCTTGCCTCTTCGTCGGACATAGCCCCTGCGGACTCGACCTTCTTCTCGACAAAATCCTTCTTACTCGCCTTTCCGTACTTTGCGGCGACCTTTGCTTCAGGAACATACGCGTTGACGAATACTTCGGGCTTCGGAAGGGTCAGTAGATGGTCTACGGTGTAGCCATCCTTCGCCATACGCTCGAACATATCGTCGCGCTCGGCTTCGCTCAGACCCCACGACTTGACGGCGGTGTCGATTGCGATACGGAACGCTTCCTTCTTTTGTTCGTTTTTCGTTTCGACGTCTTTTCCGCGAAGGGCGGCGACGTCTTCTCGCAACTGAACGAGTTCGGCGTGGACGGCGGGGTCGACCCCCTTGTCCTTCGCTTCCTTCTCAATTCGCGCCTTCTTCTGGGCGGCTAAGAACTCTTCGGTGTTCGTGAACCCATACGATTTCGCAAGGGCTTCGAACTCGCCTTCGCGCTTCGCTTTTTCCTCGAGAGCCTTTTTTGCTTCGTCCCTCTCCTTACGGAGTTGGGCGAAGGCAAACTCGGCTTTATCGGGCTTTTTCGCAGGGTCTGCGGCAGGGGCGACGAACGTCTCGTTTCCATTTGGCTTGACAGGTTCAGTGGCGGTCGCTGGAGTCGATTCTTCGTGAGTCTCTTCTTCCTCGTCCTCTTCCCCGTCGGGTTCGGGCTGGATTTCCTGATACTCAGCGAACTTCTTTTCCAGTTCTTCTTCGAGTTTCTTGAACACAGCAGTATCGGGCATATCCTATCTGCTCCTTCCCACTCGATAACCGTCGAGGTCGGTCTTGTGAAGCCCCTTACTGCCAATTTTTAAGCGTCGCTGGAGTCGACAGGGGCTTCTTCACACTATATTATAGTCTCGTTTTGTTAATTTTTCAAGGGCGAATGAAAATATTTTCACTTACCTTCGAAAACCTCGTCACCAGACGCCTGAGGGGCTGGGTTTCCAGCCCCCGCGGCGAACTCTTCGTTTCCAGTCGGAACAGCCTGTCGCTTCATTTCAGCGTCCGCCATCGAAGTTCCCTTCGCAAGGGCGGATTGCTGGAGCGCCAGTTCCTGAGCGGCGGCCTTCTTCTGCATCTGCTCGATGCGGGCGGCGGTCTGGTCGACGGTCGGAGTCGCTTCACCGATGATGATTTCGGTGATGCCCTGCGTGATGATGTCGGAATTGATGCCGTTCTTCGCCGTGATGGCTACCCACTGGGCGATGAGGTTTGCCTTCATCTGAGTGTCGCGCTGAGTGAGCAGTTCATAACGCTCGGCGAGTTCCTGAACGTTCGGGATGTTGTACTGCTTCAGGACATCGAGGACGTTGACAACCTTGACGGGCGCGTCGTACTGGCGCTCGAACTGGTACAGTTCCTGCAACAGCCTGCGGGTGTTCTCACGAGAGTACGGGGTCTTGACATCGAGGTCGATGTAGAAGGTGTACTCGATTCCGTTGAGGGATTCGTCGATGGGAAGTTCGTCGAAATCATAACTTCCCGTTGCCTTCCGCTCGCTACGCGTGTAGATGGTCTCGCCCTGATAGGCTTTGGTGATGAACTCGACGTTGATGCGGGTCAGGTCTTCGATGAACTCCTCGAGGTTGACGAGGGTCTTGTTCTCGATGATTTTCGCACGGGCGGTTGCCTGCTGGGCTCCGCCTGCGGTGTTGCCAGACGTACCGATGTCGCCGAGGAACTCATCCGTGATGCCTGCCATCTTGTAGATGTTCATTTGCAGGTTGTCCTTGATGACGGGCAACTGCGCGTCGACACCCTTGATGGAAATTGGAACGATAGCCGTAGACGGGTCACCGTTGACGGCGAAGACGACACCGGGTGCGCCCGCAAGTTTCGCGACCCGAGCGGGGTTGATGCCACTGTCCTTACGGACTGCATAGGACGGAGACGCGTACGCGAGCGCGGCAGTGGCGATGGCGGACTCCACGGCGTTGACCGACTTCTGCTGGGAGAGCAGGCGGTCCATCAGGGAGATTCCGTACGGCGACTTGATGCGCTTCTCCCAACGCAACTGGGCGATTGGAATGACGTCAATCGGCATTTTCTTCGGCTTGGCGACGAAGATGGACTCGACCATCACGGTCTTGTACACGCCGTCGGGACGACGCTCGTAGAACGTCAGTTTACGTAGCGCGGTTCCCTGCGTAGACGTGTAGTCGGTTCCCGTGTAGATTTCGCCCCTGTCCATCGGGTCGGAACCCGTCGACAGGTCTTTGATGCTGTCTTCCGCATCAGGGTACTCGGATATGACCTGACGCTTGGTGACGCGCTCCACGACGACGACATAGTCGGCATCGCGGAAATCGAGCGCCTTCGGGTCGATGGCGATAGAGGCGGGGTCAAGGAAGTACGCCTTCTGTCTGCCGATGCGCGAGCGCTCGCCGCGCCCAACGACAACGTCGTTGTAGAGGACGTGAACATAGGCTTCGCGCACGACCGCCGCCCGAAGGATGGCGTCGTTGATGACGTTGTCCATATTCATTTCCTTCCACATATTCTTGTGGACGTTGTTCAGTTTCTCGACGGTTTTGGTGTCCTTTGGCGAGAGGGGCTCGATTTCACCGACGTAGTCGTTCGCCATCAGGGACGACACGCGGATGTTGATGGCGTCCGCCGCGTACGGCGTGTCCATCTTGATGACCCACGGCTGGACGGTCAGGTTCTGCGGAAGGTCATTCTGCTTGCCCTCGTAGTAAGCCATCAGTTCGTCGTACTCGGTGAAACGACCCGTATCGAAATCACGGGCGTCCCGCCACATACGGATATAATCCGATTCCGACTTGTTGGTCTTTAGAACGAGGTCGGCGTAATTCAGCAACTCATTCATTTCTTACCCTCCGCGGAAAAAAGATAATCTTTCACAATTTGAGGCGCGCCTTCCGTGTACACGCCGTCGTACGAACCAGACGCCTTCAGAGCCTCGACTTCAGCGAGGAGTTTCAACACTTTAATCTCAAGGTTCGAGAAGTTCCTCTCCATCGTGTCCAGACGCTCTTTCATCTTTGCATCCATAGTTTTACCTCCCTCCTCCAATCTTGAATCCGCCGTAAACTCCGCCGTCTTCGTCTTCGTCGTCGAACGGGTTCGTGCCTTCGAAATTGGAACTTTTGTTCAATTCCTTTCGTTGCTCGTATATGTGCTCCATATCGTGTGGATTCCGAGGGAGTTTGACAATCATATAGCGCAGTGCGTCAAGAAGATGGTTGTACGCGTCGCGCGGCTTGTCGTTGGTGCTGTTAGTGTCCCTGTTGACGTACGCGTAGTTCGCGGCTTCTTCCTTCATATTGTACAGGTTGTTGAAGAAGCGCAACTTGCCCGCGTACATATAGTCTCTGACCTTCTCGATGCCGTACAGGAGGTCGTTGTTGCCCTCTTCGATGTAAACCTTGCTCAGACGGTACATATAATCGGCGTAAGTAGAGCCGTCGCGGTCGTTTCGCTTGCGAATCGACGGGTCTCCCTGTATCGGATACAGGAAATTGAGCCCATAAGTCATCGAAGCGAGTTGTTTCGCGTGGTAGGAGACGGGTTTTTCCCGCTCATAATAGTCCGTATATACGTGTATGACTCCGTCTTTCGGGTCGATTGCCGCCAGCGGAATGGCCGTCGGGTCGGCAAAACCGGGGTCAAAACCGCCGATTCTGAGCCAATTTCGCGGTATTTCGAACGGTTCTTCGGTGTATTGCCCGTAATCAGGGTAAACAGCGCCTTCACGGTCGCCGAGATAGCAGTCGATGTACTTTTGAATCCATTTCGCGTCCTTACCCGCCGAAATGCGCTCGATGTACTCCTTCGGGAGGTACTTGTTGTCCCGAGTGGAAGAAATGAACGAGTGGAAATGCCTTTCCAACTTCGGTTTCATCAGGGAGCGGTATCTTTCGAGGTTCACGGACGAGGAAGCGACGATTTTCGACGAGCAGAGCAGGAATTTGTCCTTAATCCACCCGTCTTCAGGGTTCGTGCACACGATTCCGATGAAATCGTATCCTGTTTCGTTGCCGTCCCTGTCCCTTCTGATGGCCGCCTTGTTGCGAAGACGGGTCATCAACTGGTCGAAGATGGGGTACGGGACGCCAGAAGCCTCTTCGATGTAGAACCCCGTGAGGTTCAGGGAGCGGAGTGCCTGCTGGTCGTCCGACGCATAGACCAAAATCTCCGAACCGTTCTTCAATTTGAAGTACGGCGTCGGAGAAGTGCGTTCAGTCTCGATGTGCCACGGAGGCAAGAACTTCCGTAACTCGGGGAGGACGGCGTCAGTGACCTGCTTGAGTCGGGGCGCGGTTATCAGGAATTTTGCATTTGGAATGGTCATCACGTGTTTTGCGGTCTCGCCGCAAGCCATTGTCGTTTTCCCAGTTCCGAACCCACCGACAAGCAAGCGATACTGTGCACTATCCTTGTGGAACGCCTCCTGATGCGGGAGAGGCTTGTAGTCAATCAGCGTGGCGGCGCACAAGTCGCATCTTCCGTAGAAGAGTTCGTCTTTGACGACGATTGTACCCGACCCGCAAACAGGACACTTATAAACTCGATTGCCTTCGGAGTCCCTACGAACCTTCATCGTATTCGCTCCTCGGCATAAACATCACGATGAAGTTGGCGTTCTCGCCCGCCTTCTTGTCGGCGTCGAGCGCTTTCTTGACGCGCACGCCATCCTTCGTGTCCATCGGTCGCCCGATGGCCTTCATCGCTTCCTTGTTCGCTTTTTCAAGGTTGAACCCCTCGATGAACTTGCGGATGGGGGCGTAGTTCAGGAACTCCCGCCAGCCCATCACGTTGAGCGTGTGGTAGCGCTCGTCGAGTTCGATGGAGGTCATATCAATGTTCAGGGTGATGTCCTTGTCGAAGTTCGCGGCAAGGCCGCGGAACAGGTTCAGCCGACTCTTGTCCGCGCTCAGACCAGAGTCTGCGTTGATGATGTCAAGAGTCGCACCCATCGTTATTCCCTTCCTTCCGACATATCGAAGAACTCAGGCTCGACCGACAGCACAGAGCCGTCCTTGCGCGTATGGATGGTAAGGATGATTCCGCCCACGACGCTCTCGAGTCCCTTGTCCCTCATATAGCCCGTCTGCTTCTGGAACGACGGCATCGTGATGCCGAAGACTCCCTTGTAGTATACGTACCCCATCTTGTGATAGTGCCCCACAGCGATGATGGGAGCCTTCTTCGACGGCGAGTCGATGATGTCCTGCACGCGCTGGCTGATGATTCTGGACGAGCCGTCCGTCGGATGGTACAGTTCTATATCAATTCTAGGATTTACCGAGAAAGAAGCATAGTTATGCCCTAAATAGACCATATCAGGTCGTAGCGCCGCCACGGTACGCCCGATGTCCGCGCCGCCGTTGTAGAGGTGCGTCACGTCGTGGTTGCCCGTGATGAAGTAGGTCGTGATGCCGTCCTCGTGCGGGTACGCGGTCGTGACCATCGCGAGTTGTTCTTGGAACCCGTGTGCGTCCTGCTCGAAGAACGACGCGTCGCGATTCTTGTAGTATCCGTCCGTGAGGTCGCCCGCGTGCAGGACAGCCTTCACGCCGCGCTTCTTCGCGTACTTGTAGAACTTCTCCACGGCGTCCCACGCGGTGTACTTGCTCCCGATGTGGGTATCGCTCACGAGCCCGATGCGGATGGTCTCGCCCTCGGCAAGGGTTTCCGCCGCGTAGCGGACGCCGTACGGTAGCGACGCCCTGTTCTGCGCGTACACCCGTCCGTCCTCCGTCCACATCTCGATGTTGTACCCCTGCTCGCGCAGGCGCTTGACCGCCGCGACTTCCTCGGGAGTGACTTCCATCTTCCGCTGGAGCCGTCTCACGAACCGTGCGGGGTTCTCTGGAGTAGCCACGCCGTTGCGCGTCCACCAAATCCTATAGTAGTCCTTCGAGCGCACTTGCCGCACCGCGTCGGACGCTTCGTAGTCATTCTTGATGCCGTTCCAGTCGGGCACGCCCCGCCCATCGGTGTGGGTCGCCACGATTCTCTTCATCAGTTCAAGGTTCAGC